AGCTTCTTGGATGCCTTTTTGGACATCTTCTGATATTGCTCCAGACTCTACTAGTTTTGATATTGCGTCTATCATGTTATTTCAGGTCCTTTATTATGTTTGTTAGTGCCTCTTTCAGGAACTTTTGTGCTTTTTCATCATTTCTAACTTCAGCGGCCAGACCCTTTGCCATATTTCCACCCTTTGTGTTCATTAGGTGTTCGTAAATTGGCGTAGGATAAGCACCCGGTGCCGAAGGTTGGGCTACAACATCCACTGTGATGATCTCAAAGTCTGAAACTTCGCCGCTTCCGTATTCGTTCATGTTTCCAGAACCTCTACTTGAAACGCCTAGTTTCACACCTGATTGCAACATAGTTTCGACAAGTTTGCCCATTGGTGTTGGTAGGATTTTCATCTTACCATATCCATTTGGTCCGTCCATCCACATCTCTGTAATCATGTGAGACACACGGTCCAAATTAATTTTTAAATCATCAGGGTGATCCACTTCACCTAACACAGAGTATCCAGAGCTGATCTGATCGTTTAGTGTTTTAGTTGCTTTCGCAATCTCTGACACTGGGTAAACTCTCTGATTAGCGTTTTTGATCCCACCTTGAATGCAGATGCCCTTCATGTACAAATCTTTACCGTCTTTTCCCTCGTGTAAGATCTGCACTCTGGCCTGATCAAATGTTAGATTCTCTCTTAGGTATAGTGATGCCATCCGATGATCTCCGTTAAATCAACAATTACTTAGAAGCAACTGGTGATTTTGCAGATTTGTCTGAACCATCAGCTGTATTAGCCTTCTCTTGCTTCTTGAATGAAGTAGATTTTGCTTTACCGCCTGTGTTCTCAAAGTCACCTGCCATTTTTTGTGCTGTTGGAGCCGGTCTTCCTTTTTCTTCTGCTCCGCCTTTAGCGATATTGTGTACTCCACCGCCCATGCTTTTCACACTTGAATTAACTGGTGATTTTGCTGACTTGTCTGAATGGTCGGCTTTGTCCGCAGATACCGGGGATTTGTATTCTTTCATGTCCTCTTTATCTTTTGCGTCTTTTTTGCCTTCCATTTCAACTTCTGGAGTCAATTCCGGTGCAACTTCTAATGACTCATCTTCTTTTTCTTCTCCGTCATCTTTCTTGTCGCCCATCATGGCTTCGAATTCAGCTTTTAGTTCGTCTAAAGCGTCTTCTAAGTCAACTACTCTGTCTTCCATCTCTTCGCCATCTTTTTCGCCGTCCATGTCCATGTCCATTTCTGGTTTGTCCATGCCATCCATTTCGCCTTCTTCTTCGCTTGAGATGTCTTTGACTAACTCGTCAGTAGCATCGCCACCAACTTCTTCGATTGACTCTTCTTCAGTAGTTTCTGATTCAGTTGCTTCGTCTTCGATTTCAACAACTTCGTCTACTTGCTCGTCTTTAGCTTCGTCTGAAGTTTCTTTTACTTCCTCGTCTTTAGACTCTTCTGTAGTTTCTTCTACTTTTTCTTCAGCAGTTTCATCTACTTTTTCGTCTTCAGATGCTTCAGTTTCTTTAACTTCTTCGTCTTTTGATTCAGCAGTTACTTCTTCGTCTGCTAAATTCTCGTAGATATCTCTCGATTTTTCTACTACGATTTCGTGGAATAAAGCTTCTGCTTTATCATTTTCTTCGTTTATCAGTAATTCTAATAAACTCTCAAATTTATTGTTTGACATTTTACACGTGCTCCTTTTGTATAGGTCTATTTGTACTTATAAGTGTTTGTATTTACTGATATGCAGTAAAAACAACGATATATGTGGTGAAAATACTGGTTTCTATTAAAGTTTTACTTGTAGATCAAATCTGGATAGGAATTCTTCGGTAGTTGGGTGTGAAATGTTCCCAGCCCATCCCAGATCTTTTGGCTTGAACCAGTTTTTTGGGATGACTCTATGGAATATTGCATCAGGATAGTCCTTTAGACACCTCTTGGTTTGGTTCATCCAGTTTCCATAGAACGTTGCTTCGTCATTACGTTTCTTGTAGTTCCTTGTGTCTCCAAATAGATTGTTAAGTTTGAAGCGATTATTTTTACCATCCTCTCTGTGTCCTTGATAGTCAAAACCCAGTATGTATATCTCCTTAAAGCCGTGATCACATGCCATTTTAAGTGCCGTAGGTCCGGAACTCCATCCTAGGCTTGGTTCGAACCAGTTGCAATGATCCAGTATTTTTTGGTTTTTGTTGTATTGGTTGTTAAAGTTAGACCACACTTTATTATTCTCCATGTAGTCTGTCTCCGCTATTTCTAGCACCATCTTGGGATCAACGGCAACAAGGAAGTCGGGCCGGTGGGTCCTGTAGACGGCATTACAGGCAAAAACTGTGCCTTTTTGTTTCAGATCATCGATGTCGATGCCCTTACGTGATTCACCGTTTCCTAATACGAATGCTATTGATGACATTATAACTGTAAGTTATCGTCCTGGGCAGGTTGTCCGTACATTTTTTGAACAAAAACTGCTTCTTCCTTCTGTTGGGCATCGTGTGCCTCTGACGCTAGTCTCATAGAATTTATGTCTTTTAGTGTGAGCCTAGTTTTCCTAGTGTCTTCTGAATCTAAAATTGAAATGTCGTTCTCAGGTTCATAGGTTTTATCTTGTTCAAACCCGTCTGCGCCGTATGTGAAGAATTCATTTAGTTTCATATCAGTATTTAATCCTAAACTTGTCCTCCGCCGCCTGTTCCGCCCGGTGTTTGTCCGCCTGGAGTTTGTCCTGGCTGTCCTGGCGTTGGTGATTCAGGGGTTGGAGCATCTGGATCTGCTGTTGGCTCTTCGAATTGATCTAGATCTGCACTTATTCCTGACTGTGTCACGCCACCTTGACGTAATTCATTTGATCTTGTTTGTTTCTTCTGTGGCACGTTGTTTTCTTCGGCCCAGAGATCTGCGTTTCTCGCCATTTCTTCTTCGGTAAGTCCAAGATATCTCTTCAATGCAAATCTTTTAGACATGTAAGGCAGTTCTGCAACTGCTGTGAATGTGTTTACCCTGCTTTGGTCCATTTCTGTCTGTCTGTACTGTGCAAAGTTCTGTGGTGGATTTAATTTTAGTTCGAACATACCGTTGTCTATGTTGTAACCTTTTGATTTGATCCATAATTTGAACTCTTGATCGAACGTTTCTGCCAACATTGATTGCAGTCTTGCACAGTATTTGTTGAACCTCAGTTCCTGTATGTAAGCAGTTCCCACTCTTCCATCATTGTACTGCTGTCCACCGTCTTCTGCACCTGTTGGTAGGTAAGAACTTGGGATCCTTAAACCTCTAAACAGTTTGTTTGTGAAAAATCTCAAGTCGTCTATCTCACCCAGGTTAGTACCACCTGGTAGTGTGTCTACTTTAGATCCTCTTCCTTCAGCTGTCTGAGGAAAGAAGTAGTCCTCGTTTATTGACATTGGGTTGTATGTAGCATCTATGAAGTTTGCACCACCCGATGCACTAGGAATTCTTCTTTGGTTTATCTCGTTCTTTACTCTCTCGACAAATTGCATAGCCAAGTGTGTTGGCATGTTACCTACGTCGATGTAGAACACTCTTCTTTCAGGTGCTCTCTGTACCCTGTAAATTATGATTGCATCTTCTAATAATTCTTTTTGTTTGTAAACTTTGAAAACTTGTTCTAGTACTGACTGCCCAAATGGGAATAGGTTGTCTAAACCATCTGACATCGACATGTGAATTACATTTTCTGCATTTATGTTGTATGCATTCATTGTCTTGTAGAATCTACCACCTGCATTGCCGCCTGCAAACCCTGTCATGTTGTTTGTTGCACCTGCGTTTGCATAACTTGACCCATAAGCCGCTGTGCCACCACCTGTTGTTCCACCACCGCCGTACGCTTGGTTGGGTGTTATCTGTGTTGCACTCAATCTCTGTAAGTTTGGATTGATGTCTCTAATCACGTACTGTTCAGGTTTTTTGCCTTCCGACTCGTTGACCACAATCCTGTCAACTTTTGCGTTGTCTATGTACAACCATTTCATTGTTTCTGGGTCTCTCACAAAGAAACAGTCTCCGTATTTCAGTGCATTCCTGAATATTCTGAAAATCCTCTTGTTGAACTTGTTTGACTTGGACCATTGTTGGACAGCCTTCTTTAGAAGTTTCACTTCGTGTTCTGTGGTCTCGTCCTTGAACACAAGATCAAACGGTGTCTCGTTCTCTGTGTTCTTCTGTGTTGAAAATTCTGCTAGTATATCCAGCGCCGCGTTGATCTCTGAATCTGAATCCATTTGGTCATACTGAAAATATCTCTGTATCCTGTTTGGATGTCCTGTGTACACGTCTGGTAGGTAAGAACTGTAATTCCTTTTTGCAAAATTAGGAACTTTCTCGCCGGATATCGGAGAAAGGTTAGCGTCTTTAAAATATTTTTTCCAAGCCATACTTTATTATACTAGACTTCCGCCCATGTTTGCAACATTATTATTCATGTTTTTGGTATTTTTTTCTGTCATAGCACCTATCGTTACTAGCGTATTTAAGGCTCGCTGTGTGTTTTTGTTAAGTTCTACAAGCTCTGCCAGGTATCTGTCAGATGTGTTGTCACCGCTGACTGCCTCTGATACCGTGGATCCCGTGCTAGTTTTTTCTAATAGTTCTATTATTTTTCCAAGTGTGGTGTTCTGTGGTACCACCGCCTCTGTCCCGTGCAAGGTTGCCTTAGTTCCTGAGCCAAAGTTCTGGAAGCCCATAGAGCCTTTTTGAAAGGGAGTTCCGTCTTCACTTGGAAAACTTCTATATTCGCCTTTTCCTAAACCAAACAGTCCACCATCAGGACCGTTAGGGAATAGGAACTTTTCAAAAGATTTGATGTTTTCCTCGATGTTGGTGTTTTCTTTGAGATAATTCGCGGTACCGGTTATGGCTTTACCACCAGTGTCGGTCACTTTGCTAATAACTTTTTCTGCCGCTTTGATAGGATTCAATACACTGATCAACCTACCAATTGCCGCGGTAGCATCCACTATGGCCTGTCTGAATTTGTCCAGTGGCCCACCGTCTATTGATAATTTATTAATGCCTTCACCCAAAGCCCCCGCGGCCGCCAGTGTGGCCGGAAGTGATGCCTGTATTTCTGCGTCTTGCAGTTTAGATGCCAGCGTGTCGAATTGGCTAAAGACGTTTACGGCCTTCTGACCGCTGTCTGATAATTGCTCAAGTGTATCTGCAAGTCCGCCTTCGGACACCTGTGCCCTGATACGCGGAACAAGTTCAGTGAACACGTCCGTGAACTGTCCTGTGGCCACCGCCGCTTGTAAGAAGCCTTTGCCTTGTTCACCGGTCAACCTTTCTCCAGCGGCACCCAATGCGTTGTTGAATTGTCTGAGTGCATCGTCGTCACCCTGGTTGTTGATTAAATTCCTTGTCGCCTGTATCAACTCAGGAGCCGCCACCGCAATTTGCCTACTGATGTCGTTGACTGGTTGGCCAAAGTTCTTAATGTCTTTGATCAACTGCTGTACACCAGGTCCGGCGTCTCCAAATGCGGTGCTGAGTACGTTAGCGGCCTTGGGATCCATGTCGGCCATGGACGCCCTGAACAGTGCGTCTCCCATTGCGGCCTTGTTCTGCTCATCCAACACGTCAACGCTCTTACCTGTCAACGCACTCAGTTTAGCTAATGTCTTGGTGTAGTGCACCGTGTTGGCGGTCAGTTGTGCCGCCGTGAAATTCTGTAGGTTACCCCTTCTTCTCTCCTGCTCCAGGAACGTTGCTAGGAATTCCTGTGTCTCGTCTGTGGTCAGACCAAACTGTGCCAGCTCATTTTCTGTAACTTGTTTTAATCCACTAGCCAACTTTATGAATTCATTTGCACCGCCTTGGACTGTACCAAAGAAGTTTCCAAAAGTAGAGGCATTGGCTTGTAGGAACGCGGTCAACTTGGGCAATGGAATGTTTGCTTCCGCGGCCGATCTCGACAGTGCTAAAAGGTCGCCGTTGAAACTGGCGCCGGTCTTTGCAAGATTGACGAATGATCCTCTCACGGTATCAAAATTATTTGCAAATCTAACCGCAACTTTTTGTGCCACACCCATGCCTTCCGACAGTTGTTCTGTCACCATGGAGAGATTGTCGACTGGCCTCGACACATCAGAGAACATCAAAGCGGTCTTGGCCACGTTGGTAATCATCTGTGAGATGCCCTTTATGAATTTCTTAGGTAATGAAGTGAACACCCCGCCAGTCTTTTTGGTTTGCTTTTCCAAATCCTGTAGTGCGTCCGTGCTGTCTTCCAACTCTTGTTCCAGTTTGTCGAATGCCTCGCCTGATTTCTTCCTCTGTTTGACTTCTTCTTTCAGCCTGACGATATTCTGTCGAAGGAAAGACTGGTTCTGCCTTTGGTCAGTTGCGGTCTGCTTGGCCGCCTTGCTCGTGGATTTTAGAACGACTGTGAGGTCCTTCAATTCCCGGAGTACATCTTTCAGTAATTCTTCAAATTCTCTATCCATATGGATTTATTTTGCACCTTTTTATACGCATATAAATATTGACCTATATGCACGTTTGTGTTATATTTATAGGATAAAAAATGACAGAACAAAACCCATTACAGAAGTACTATAGACAGCCGGCGATCTATATCAAACTGCCCAGCAAGGGTAGATTCTATTCGCCAGAGGTTTTTGAACCCACTACCACTGGTGAGATTCCCATACTGCCAATGACTGCTAAGGACGAAATCAATTTCAAGACGCCTGATGCAATGATGAACGGACAGGCTACTGTTGATGTTATCAAGAGCTGTGTGCCCAACATAAAGGATCCATGGGAGATCGTGAATTATGACATGGACACTATACTGTTGGCCATAAGGATAGCCACATACGGCGAAACAATGGATCTCAAA